CGACCCATACACCGGCTCATACGGCATCATGCAAATAAACGGCTCTAACAAACGGTTTCTTGTCGAGTCTGGGATAGTCCGCAAACACATGACCGAGCTATGGTCACCCCGCAAAAACCTTAAAGCGTCATTGGCGTTATTTAAGCGCCACGGTTGGGCACCATGGAAAGGCAACAGCGCGCCAAAAATTGTGGTACCGTACACCCGTTAGTTATTTTCAACCCGACTAGAAAAGAGACAACATGGTAAACCCGACTGACCATTTAGACCAAGCACTAGCAAACTTGTGGGCGAACACTCGACCCAAGGCAACCGATGTGCTTATCCGCAATTTGCGCGCACACGCCTATTCATACGCAATGGACGATGCCGCATTATGCGAAGACTTACGCCAAGCCATCGGCCGGCTAGAACACCCCAGCAGTCTTGAGCCTAAAAAGCAAAGCATCATTGACCGTTTAGACGACATTGTGCAAGAGCTACACGACCTAGGCCATACGCAACTTGGTGGCGAAACCGACCAACTACTTATTGCTATAGACAACGCATTGCGCGGTGCAAAATGAGAACGGCTTTAGGAGTTTTTGCGTTTGTTGGTGTCATGACAGTTTTTGGCTTGGTCACATTGTGGGCCGCCGACTGGATACAAAACTATGACGAAAGCGGCAGGTACGAGTAATGGCTTTTGACCTTTCCGAGTACGTAGACGTAAAGACACGTCTCAAGCAAGCGCTAAAGGTTTTCCCGCAGCTGCGCATCGTCGAGCACCGCCCAGAAATAACCCAAGTTGGTGACCAGCTCTTTATCGAGTGTTCGGTGACCGTCAGCCGTGACCCCGAAGACCCAATACCAGTTACCGCTTACATGTTTGAGCCATACCCGGGTCGCACGACTTTTACCAAACTGTCTGAGCAAGCCAACGGCGCTACAAGTGCGCTTGGCCGCGCATTGGGCTACATGGGTTTTGGCATAGACAAGTCAATCGCTAGCAGTAACGAGGTTTTAGGACGCCAACAAGGCGAGGAAACCGACAGAAACAAGGTAGTAAGCGTTGCGCGACCAACACCAGTACTAGAGACCCGTAGAGACGCGCCTACCTCGGTTATGGGGCCACGGTCTAAGCAACTAGGCGAGGCTCGACTATCGGCCCGCGAACAAACCGAGGCAAGCAAACCAAGCAACGGCGGTGGCGCGACCCCAAACCAAATAAAAATGCTTACCCAAATGTGCGCGGAACGTGGGCTAGATTTTGACCCCGAGACACCCATGACGTACTCAGAGGCAAAAGACATGTTCTTAAACATTAAACCGATACCCAAGGTTAAATAATGAACGCCGACGACATGCCACCAGAGCAAGCCATTTGGGCATATTCGAGCATGCTGCACGACTCACGCCAAGAGCGCGACAGTTTACGGCGCGAACTAAACATAGTCATACAGCAACTGCTTGACTGCCAAGGCGACTACAAGCGCCTAGCCCGAGACTTTGAACGCATAGCAAACGCCGTTTTCTGCCCAGACTGCAAAATGGTCAACGATGCCAAATAGTTACGCCGGCATGACTGAAGCCCAATTCTTAAAGCAAGTAGTAGCAGTGGCTAAGTTGCGCGGCTGGTTGATTTACCACGCCAAGCCCGCACAAGTTGGCGAGCGTTGGGCCACCCATTTCCAAGGCGACGCAGGATTTCCTGACCTCGTCATGGTTTCGCCCACGGGTGGCCTAGTGTTCGCAGAGCTAAAAGCAGGCCGTAACAAACAAAGTGACGCGCAGCTGCGTTGGCAACGGTACCTACTCGAAGCAGAATACGAGTGCTACTGCTGGTACCCAAAAGACTTAGACGCCGTAATAGCGCGACTGAGTAACATATGAGCAAAGTACTGGTAACACTCGACTACGAGGAATTGGAATACTGCGCCATTAGCGGTGCGCGGCGAAACATACGCGCCATGCAAAAAGACCGCAAACCTAGAGACAACACAAAGTACAGCGCACAAAACTGGTGGCAGTCCAACATCACTGGCGTTATCGGTGAGTACGCAGTAGCCAAGTCATTGGGTGAGCATTGGCAAGACCTAGAAGCCGACCGTGGCGGTTTTGACGTACTCAGTTACCAAGTCCGCTCGACTGAACACACCAGCCCCAAACTTGCTGCGCGTCCGAATGATGACCTAAACCACATTTACATTCTTGCGCAGGTTTATAAAAGCCGGGTATTAATCCACGGTTGGGCAACTGGTTACGAAATACAACAACTCGGCGCGCAAGAACATGGCACAATACGCCTACACCACGACATGCTTAACGACATGTCACTTCTACCGCACCCAACTATCTACACCGCACAAGTTAAAGAATGGGAAAGGCCTGACTACCAATGAGCCGTTTAACTGAAGCCGACCGTTTAGAGCTGCGCGCATTGTTCAGCCGCCTTGCCGACGTGCAGGCCGACCTAATCATCGAGGAACTAGAACACCAGCCCCAGCAAGGCAACGCCTTAAAGCAAGACATGTGGGGCTTAGAAGCGCGTCTAGCAGACATACACGCCGACGCCAACACGTAGGCCATGCCCAACAATTTAGGAATACTCACGGCCGCGTATGGGTTTGCACTATGCCGGCATAACACACGGAAACGTGGGTAGAGCGCCATGTCAATGAACTGGTGTGCAGCGTCTAAACGTCACAAATACGTATGGTGTCCGTCCTCAACTATGAAACAGCCGGCAGCCACAGCTACTTGCTGGAAGTGTGGGGGGACGTAGTGAGCAGACTCGACAACAGACCAGACAACAAGCCACGCAGTGGCGCGTTAGCCAAGCGATAGCGCGGGAGCAAACAACATGACAACAACACACAACGGCAAGCAACGAGCCACCAGCGAATTCAAGCGCAACAGAGCCAAGCTCTTAGCCGATGAACCCGTGTGCCACTGGTGCGGAATAGCGCGAGCAACCGAAGCAGACCACCTCATCGAGAGCGACGCCGGCGGAACCAATGACATAACAAACTTGGTGCCGGCATGTAAGCCATGCAATGCGCGGCGCGGGCAGGCCTACCGCGTACGCAAAGAGCGCGAACAAAACGGCGTACTAGAACTCAACACGCAAAAAACCACGCACAGTGACGGAAGTTTTTTTTCTGGAAGCGAACGGAAGCCCCCGCAAGTCCTAAATCCTCTATTTTTGGCGGTTTCGTCCGAACTGGCGGTAACTGGCCACGACCAGCCCCGACTAGAAACGACCACTAAAAGTGGTGCGCTATCACACGCTGCCGTCATTGGGGATTTCTCAGAGAAGGTCTTGGGCGTCAAATTGCAACCGTGGCAGTACCGAATATTGCACGGCATGACAGAATTAGACCCCGCCGGCGACTTTGTTAACCGCGTCGGTTTGTGTTCCGTGGCCAGACAAAATGGGAAAACAACTGCTATGGCTGCGGTTATTGGCAGCTGGTTAGCAACCCAAGGTTTCGGGCGCGGCAAACCCCAAACGGTCATTACATGCAGTCACCAACTCGACTTGTCTACCGCGCTGTTCAAATACCTTGCACCCATTCTTGGTGCCAAGTTCAATGCCAAGATTTCTTGGTCGTACGGCCGCATGAACTTAGAGATGCCAGACGGCAGCACTTGGCTGGTTAGAGCTGCGACCCCGCAAGCCGGCCACGGTTACAGCGCCGACCTTATTTGTGTTGACGAGGTATGGAGCGTTAGCGAGGCCGCTATAGATGAAGGTTTGTTACCGTCTCAACGCGCCCGCAAAAATCCATTAATGCTCATGTTCAGCACCGCCGGCACCCCAGAGTCAAAAGCCATGTTGCGTTGGCGCGAGCAAGGTATTCGAGCCATTGACGCTGGCGACCACGGCCCGCTTTACTTCGCTGAATATTCGCCGCCTAGCAACATTGACCCGATGACGCCCGAGGCTTGGAAGTACGCAAACCCTGCGCTCGGCCACACACTCGACATGCGCGTTATTGAGGCTGAAGCCAAGGCACCAAACCGCAACGCGTTTCTACGTGGGTCGGTCAACACTTGGACTAGCTCACACTCGGGCTGGTTAGAAAACGGCCTATGGGAAGCCTGCCTATTCACTGGCGAAATCCCATCGGGGGGTGTGCTCGCAATAGAACAGTCAATAGACGAGGCAAGATACGTCGGGGTGCGGGCCGTGCGCGTAGAAAACAAAACCGTAATAACTACTGCTTTTGACGTTGACAACATGGCCGAAATGTGGGCATGTGTTGAGCGCGAAGTAGAACGTAACCCGCAGTTGCGTATCGCCATAACGCCAGTCTTGGAAACTCATTGCCCGCCCAAGCATGAGCGCCGGCGCACCATTGTTGGCTACCGTGAGCTTTTGAAATGGACTCTTGCCGTCCGGTCGCTAATTGTAGAAAACCGCATCGGCCAGACTGGCGAGAAACTACTTGCCGAGCATGTCGAGCGCGCCGTAATGATAAAACACCAAGGCAGTGTGGCGCTTAGTAGTACCCGCAGCCCGGGGCCTATTGAGTTAGCCCGGTGCATGGTATGGGCCGCCGCTTTAGAGTCGCGCCCAAGTTCCGCCGGCAAGCCTTTACTTGTTATCAGCAGGTAGTACACTCACTTGTGGACAGCCGGCCATTTCGTCGGGATTTGGTCGGTTATCCACATTTATCCACATAGGAAATGGCAAGATATCCACATGGCTTTATTTGGACGTAACAAAGTTGCCGCGGTAGGCACTTCACAAGACCCAGAGATTAAAGCCGCCGTGGGCTATGGCTCTGGCGGTAATGCTGGCGCGTCCCAAATTAATAATTTCTATGCGTACACCAATGGCGAAATGCGTCAAATTGCTATGCGCGTACCGACCATTAGCCGCGCTCGTGACCTTATGGCTAGCGTCATTGGTTGTCTAAAACTTGAAATGTTTCGCGACATTTGGAACGGCAACGAAATGGAAGAAGTACCACTTGCCCCCCGCGCATGGCTCGCTCGTATAGACCCAAACGTCACAAACAACTTTATTTTGTCGTGGACATTTGACGACCTTTTCTTTTACGGCCGCGCATTTTGGTACATCAAAAGCCGTACCGCCGATGGTTACCCCGCATCATTTGAGCGCCTACCAGCTGCAATGGTTACCACTCAAGACCAAGCAGGCCCCGTATGGTTTGGGCCATCTAACCAAGTTTACTTTTCGGGTTTACCTATTGAGTCCGAAAACCTTATTCAGTTTCTTAGCCCGGTACAAGGTTTGCTTTACACGTCGAGCGAAGCCATTACGACCAGTTTGCGTTTAGAGGCCAGCGCACGGCGCAATGCCGAAAGCGCCATACCGGCGGGTGTGCTGCGGCAGGTTGGTGGCGAGCCTTTGAGCGGCCAAGAACTTGCTGACATGGCAGCAGCATTTAACGCTGCGCGCATGACAAACCAAACGGCAGCACTAAACGAGTACTTGACATACGAGGCCACTACGGCAACGCCCGACAAAATGATGCTGGTTGAGTCGCGCGACTTTCAAGCTCGTGAAATCTGCCGGGCCGCCAATATCCCCAACTACCTTGCTGGCATTGACCAAGGCTCGTACCAATACACCACATCGGCAGGCGCTCGCGCCGACCTTTACCTTTTTGGTGCCAAGGCCTTCATTGACTGCATCTCAGAGACCTTGTCAAGCGACAACGTGCTACCGCACGGCACTTACGTTAAATTTGACGTAGAAGAATACCTAAGCGAGTCCTACCTAGGCGACTCTCAAGTAGAAACAGAAACAACAATAGAAACCCCGAGGTATGCAAATGATTAGGTTTACCCCAAGCTCTTTTACTGTCGAGGCCGCGAAAGGCGAAAACGGCAAACGCACAATTTACGGTTTGGCCGCGCCATATAACGTGGCTGCACGTACCAGTACGGGCCAAGAGGTGCTTTTTTTGCCGGGCAGTTTGCCAGTTGACGGCCCCGCGCCAAAACTCATGCAATACCACGACTCGACAAAGCCCATTGGCATTGTGACCGAGCGCGTAGAAACACCCGAAGGCGTAATGTTTGCAGCTCGTATTTCGGCCACCCGTGCCGGCGACGAAAGTCTCACACTCGCACAAGACGGCGTGCTTGACTCGGTCTCAGTTGGGGCAACCCCGACAGAGTGGACAATGGTAGACGGCGTTATGCACGTCAGCGCAAGTATCTGGTCAGAATTAAGCATGGTTTCCGAAGGCGCGTTTGCCGATGCGAAAATCCACCAAATTGCTGCACAGTCTGATATAACATCAGTAGAGACGGAACCCGACACCGACGAGAACGAAACCGAAGAAGAAACTACAGAAACCCCAGAGGAGTCACCCGTCATGGAAAACCAAGCACCAGTAGTAGAGGCATCAACACCTACAGCGCCTTTGTGGGCAACTGCAAAACCACAATTTAAGTTGCCATCACCTAGCGAATACATTGCAGCAATGGCAGCAGGCAGCAGCACGTTTGCTGAAATGAACGCACGCATTAAAGCAGCTGCGCCAGACATTACCACCGGCGACACCGCCGGTATCCTGCCAGAAATTATCACCGGCAGTGTGTACGACTCGCTGAACCCGATTAGGCCGTTCGTTTCGGCTATCGGAACAAAAGCGATGCCGACCGCTGGCGCAACATTCCGCCGTCCAAAAATCACGGTACGCCCAACAGTTACACAGCAGCCAACCGGCCAGCTAAACACGCTCGACCCATCAACCGTAACAATTACAAACAACGACGTGAGCAAACTAACTTTTGGCACTTACGTAACTGTTTCAGAACAAGACCTTGACTGGACAGACCCCGCGTCAATCAACATCATTCTTGAGCAGTTGGCTATCGCTTACGGTCAAGCAACCGACAACTACGCGGTAGACACTTGCCACGCAGCAATCACACAGACCAGCAGCGTTGCAGATACAGCAGTAGGCGCCGACTGGGTAATCGCAATCTATGAAGGCGCCCGCCAAATCTCGGCATCGTCTAACTACTTGCCAACCCACATGGTTGTAACGCCTGCCAGTTGGGCGGCTCTTTCAAGCGCTGTAGACGACTCAGGCCGTCCGCTTTTCCCATACGCTGGTGCAGCAAACTTGAGCGGCCAAAACGCCGCGGGTACAGCCGCAGCAAATACTTGGAATGGCAACCCGCTTGGCCTTGTGTTGGTAGTTGACAAAAACGCGCCCGGTTCATTCATGGGACACGCAGCAGGCCCAGCCGCAGGCTTCGAGTTCTACGAGCAGATGAAAGGCGCTATCTCGGTAGACGTGCCAAGCACGCTCGGCCGCACTATCGCTTTCCGTGGTTACGCCGCCAGTTTCATGGCAGACGCAACCAAGTTCGTTAAGTTCGTCTAACCCGAAAGGCGGTTATCCGCCATGGCGGTTTACACAATTACGCATAAGCAAATCGTTGATAATTACGGCGTTTTGCAACTGCTCACTAACGCGCTGGTACAGCCCGGCGACAGCATCACAGTCGCGGCCGTTGACGCAACATTTAACGGTACGCGCACTGTTTATGCTTGCCCGCAGTTCTATTACTTGGGCGTAGACGAGTACGGCGACCTGCTTTACAACTACGACTTGCCATTACCTAACCAAGTCTTATTTAAGTTGACAGCGGCGGACGTCGAGCGCGGCCCAGCAACCGGCACGTTAACTTTTGCGCCTACTTGCACTTGGATTACTGCTGGGCAAATTGAGGACTGGCTCGGGATTGGCACCGCGACGGCCGCCGACACAACATTCTTGACACAATGCGCGGCAGCTGCAAATGCGTTTTGTTTCCGTCGCCGGCAAGAGGCTGGTTACATTGACGCATTGGCAACCGTCCCAAGTGGTGACGTAGCCTTAGGCTGTATCCAATATGGGGGAATGTTATACAGACAGCGTGGCAGCATTGACTCGTTTGCCAGTTTCGGCGACGGTGGCGCGGTAACCGTTACAGGCCTCTCAGGCGTCATTAAACAACTGCTTGGCATTGACAGACCGCAAGTGGCCTAGCGCATGCCAGTGACCTTTACAGACCTCTTTAACGAGGCTCTAGACGACTTAGTAGCAACGCTTAGCGCCGTTAGTGGTCTACAAGTGGTCAACGACCCGCGCAACCTCGTTCCACCGTGCGTATTTATTGACGCGCCAACATTCGAGGCGTTTAACTTCAACATTGTAAAAATGTTGTTTCCCGTGCGCTGCATCACTCTTGGCCCAAACAACCTAGACGCGCAACGGTCACTTATGAACCTTGCCGCCAAGGTTATTGGAGCTAAAGTTGGTGTGCAGGACGGCCGCCCAACCATCGCCATTATTGGCGGTGCTGAGTATCCGGCCTACGACTTGACCATAGCCATGCAGGCCCAAACCGGTTAGGAAAATATGTACATTGTAAACAGTCCCAGAGTCGGCATCGTCGGCGAACCTTTTAACCCAGACGGCCACGACGTCGCCTACCTTTTGGCTGGCGGTTTCATTGTCGAGAAATCACACACTAAGCCCGCAAAATCTGCTAAAACAGAAGCAGAAGAAACACCCGAGGAGTAAACCCCAT